AATAGTCAACAAAATGAGGATGCTCCTGTAGACAGGAAACATCCTCTTTGCTGTGTTCTATTGCCTCGTATGCACTCGTTGCATACTCGCATATTTCGTAATGCTTTAGTTGGTTATCGTGATAACCTACTGTATAATGTGATAATTGAGTCAGGGGCATGATCTTTCAATCCCGTACTAACAATATTTATTATACCATATAAGTATAATTACGCATTACTTTGTTGGTTTGAAGACAGAGTTAGGACATCAAGTTTTTGTTTTAAAATGTGAACTTCGTCCTTGAGTTCCTTTTTTTCTTTCTTCAAAATTTCAATCTCTTGTTCGTAAACAATAACCATTTGTTCTAGTCGTACTACATCATTCTCTAGATCCCATCTAGGTTTGGGATATGGATCTGTCATTTGTACTAGTAGTTATCTATTTAATACCCTCTTTATAATGTATAGGGTTTTTCTGGTGTTGTATCTGTAGTAATCTTAATAGGTGCTTGCTCAATTCTAATTGTTTGAACAGGACCAGCACTTGCTTTTGCTAAGATAGATTCAATATCTTTTGCAGTAACAGGAGGTGCTCCACCATTAACAGAGTTACCATTCTTGTCCATCTTCATAGTACCATCACCCTTCTTGGATGCAGTTTGAATTCCGAAGCTAGCTAAAACTCCTGTAAAAACTGAAGCTATGAAAGTTGGATCTATTTTCTGTTGTGGTACACCTGGTATGGCAACGTAATTTAAAGTTAAAATTCCTCCAGACCAGGCAAGGACCGTAATTCTGACAGCTGTACTGATGATTGCCGCTTGTTCTTCGGCATCGGGAAGAAGTGCTGCCTTTGCTTTACCAAAGAAACCTTTCTTCTTTTCTTCCTTTTCTTCTACTACTTCTTCCTTTACTTCATCAGACATAATTTATATGAATTGCTGGCCTATTTAGAACTTTGGAATTCCTAAACCAGCAGCAGGTCCAGCATTAGGTGCAGCAGGACCAGTCATATCAGGCATTGCTCCACCTATAGCACCAGGTAGTGCACCAGTAACCTGTTCCATGATCTGTTCTTTTACACCATCTATTATAGATGCTCTATTTAAATAAACGTAAGCACCTGTTCCAACAACAGCAGCAGATACAACTGTTGATGCTATTGCTAAAAGATTAATTACTTTTTGCATAATAAGTTCTGAAATAATTGACTAAGCCGTTTGTCGTGACCTGTTTGGAGCACCACTCATCAGCACATTCGTATATAGCTTTGTTGGAATGTGTTCTTCCAAACTCACTCATTAGAATGTTGAGTGTATATTGTCTAAGTTCGTACTTTTCCAATGAAGTGCTCTGCGTCGATGACCACCAAGGGTTTTTTACCATTCTTTTTAATAAAGACGATAGGTTCATGATCACCTGAGTTTGCTTGTGCTTGAGCGTAGGCATCCCAGACGTTCAATTTTTCTTGGTTCTTGCATTCTACACTATAAGGAAACTTTTGTCTAGCATCTCTTGCCATTATCAGGTCTTCACCACCTGCACCCATACTCCTAGATTCTATGTCTTCTGGATGCACATCTCTCTGTTCAATGAGTTGATCACGTACCCACTGTTGTAGTTTCCTACCCTTTGCTTTCGCTGACTGTGGCTTCATACTGTAATAACTCCCACGTATGTTTATAATCGTATACATGGTATGTAGTTCCTAAGTTCCTTTCACGTATTTCTTTTGCTAATGTATAATCATTCCCATCTTCATCCATCTTATCACCAAAGAATTTTATATTACCATCAGGAAAATCTCTTAGAATCTGTTCCTTTCCTCTTCCTTTAGGTGCGATATCAAGACCTGTTTGACCTCCAAGAGCAACATATAAATCTGGAAACTGTTTTCTTATTCTATCTGCTATATCCTGGCGTTCAAGTCTTTCCTTATCCCATTTTATATACTCATCCCTACCAACACTAGGGTCTTTCCCTCTACCCAATACACTAAAGTTGACAGTACCAGGTCTATGTTCTATATGTAACCCATTACGTATAGGAAAACAACTATATGCTAGTTCATCTAACAAGAAATTCTCTACATCCTTAGGCAATGTCCAGTCATCCCTATAAACATTTGCATCTTTAGCATACACATCAGAACCAGAACAATTATATACTCGTTTTGCTGTATAAAATATATCTAATCCTACTTGCTCCACTGTCTTCTCTCTGTCACTACCAGTAACAAGATAAACATTATGGTTACGACAAAATATTAGAAACGGTGCCCAAAATTCATGGACAATCTTTTGTCTACTGGGAGTCAGAGTCCCATCAACATCAAAAATGTAATTCATTGTATAACTCCAAAGTCAATTCGTTTGCTACCCATTCTATGTCCATCAAGTTCAACATGATCTTTGGCACACATGTATCCACATATACCATAATCACCACTATGTTTCTCTTGGTTCCAAGATTCCTCTAGTGTGCCAGAGTATAAAGGACTCGCCATGATCTGACTGAACGATGTATGGTATAAACTAATGCTCTTTATACCACCTTGCTGCTCTATGAGGTTAGCAACAGAGTTTCTGTACATGTTTGTTCTTCGGCCTGTGCCAATTGCCATAGCAAGATCAGTTGCAGATACTGGTTTACAATTAGGATCACCTGTTTCATAGAATTTATGATAAACCTTCCTACATTCACATGCAAAGAAGCAGCATGGATGTACCACACCTCTAGTATCAATAGTAAGTCTGTTAACAAACCCACCATATCTATCTTGATAATCCTCTACAGCATAGCACACTATGTCCGTAGGTGTCACTGGTTCAGACACTTTCATTACAAACTCAACATCTGAAGGTGGTTCTAAAATATATTCCTTACCATTATATTCATACTTGAAGAACTTATTATTATTGAATCCAGCAGTAGGTCGTAGGGTAAATGAATTGAATCCCCATTCTTCACTCAATTTTCTACACTCATCTATCTGATGTTCATTATGTTTGAAGGTAAGCATCCTCCATTGTGCTCTACCACCACCTGCAATATATGCTCTAGCATTTTCGGTGACCTTATACCAATCTACACCTACTCTATAGAGACTATGTGTATCAGCAAGACCATCAAGAGCAAATACAACCTCACCCCACCTCATCTGACCCATCAATTTACCTAGTTCATACCAAAATTCAGGTGTTCTAGTACCTCCATTCGTAGTCAGAGACAGATATTCTAGATTTTTATTGCATTTTAAAATGTAGCCAACGATGTCTAGGAGGTCTTCGCATAAAGAAGATTCCCCCACTTGCCCATTAAATCTCATCTTGAACAGACGGTCTCTAATGAACCAGCGAGGAAACCACTTACGAAAGTCCTCGTAGGATATTTGATTTCTATTCACAGAAGCAGTTGGTTTTAGTCCAACTCTACCCTCAATATATCTTGTGCAGATAGGACACTTAGAGTTACAGTAGTCACTAAGTTCTATTTGTATCTCATATGGATACTCTTTACGTAACTCACGAAACACCTTTACTTTCTTGTATTGCCTCCTTGATGACAGTCTTCAACTGTCTCAATTTCTTTTTACCAAGACCTGCTCGTGTATCTATCTTGACCTTCAACCAATACACAAAGGCAAGTACCAGTAGAAACTGGATACCTTCACTCCATGACATGTTCCATGCTTCATTAAGATCCAGTGAAGCTGCTGCTAATAAATTCATCATAGTTTAAATCCAGAGAATGTGTCTTTCTTGACATCTTGTTTGATGCCACCTACTACATACGATTCCACCTCAGTTTCCTGTGGTGCTACTTGTAATCCCTTACTACTTATCCAATGCTCTGTCCAAGGTAATGGATTATTTTTGATGGGTGCATCATAGATTGGATCCAATCCTATTGCTCTCATCCTCTTATTAGCAATCCATTCAACATACTTTACTAGTAATTTATCATTTAGACCTATCATAGTACCATCTTTGAATAAGTACTCTGCCCATTCCTTCTCTTCTTCTACTGCATTTCTAAACATATTGATCACAGTATCTTTTTCCTCTTCAATAATCTCTAACATCACAGGATCATCACCGTTCTGCCAGTTCTTTATCATCTGTTGTGTAAGAACGAGGTGTTGGTTCTCGTCTCTGGAGATGAGGGAGATAATCTTAGCAGATCCTTCCATAAGTTTGAGTTCGCCAAATGCAAAACTGCAAGCAAAAGAAACATAGAAACGTATACCTTCAAGAATGTTGACATTAGCTACTGCAAGATAAAGTTTTCTTTTCAGATCCTTGAGTGTCCACTTTGAGTTCTGATGACTTTGCCAGTCAGGTTTCCAATGGTTACTCTGATCATATTCATGTGCATAATTTATAAAGTCATCGTATGCTCTAGTCACTGACTCTGCACGAGCAAGAATCTTCTCATCATCTAGTATAGTATCAAATACATCACTAGGATTAGGATAGATGTTCTTAATAATATATGTGTATGATCTACTATGGATCATCTCCATAAACTGCCATACATTCATAGCACCTTCTAGTTCTGGTAATGCACAGTAAGGTGCGAATGCCATACCAGGTCCACGTCCTTGAACTGAATCAAGTAGGATCTGATACTTCAGATTAGAAGTAAAGATATGCTTCTGCTCTGGTCTCAATGACTGATAATCACCACGATCTTTTTGTAGAGATACCTCTTCGGGTCTCCAAAAGTATCCCAACATTTGATTTGTTAGTTTCTCAAATACAGGATACTTATAATTGTCATACCTCTGAACACCTAGAGGTTGACCAAAAAACATTGGTTGGGTCTTAGTGTCAACTTTTGTATCGTTGAACACAGTCATTCCTTTTATGTTAGATGGCACAGGAGTCACAACATTCCTCTTCTAAATTTTCAATTTCAGCGATGAGTGCATCCTTCTCAGGTACATCATCTTTCCATCCTATAGGATGTGCAGGTTCCTCAATCTCATCAGTCTTCATGTCATGAGTGTTCTGATAGTATGAGGTCTTCCAACCTAACTTATAGGTTGTCAATAAATCCTGTGCCATTACAGATACAGGAACCTCGTTATCTGGATAGTTCTCTGGATTATAAGACCAGTTACCACTGATACCTTGATCAAAGAACTTCTGCATGACTGCAACGATATTGATATAACCTCTGTTACTTTCCATCTCCCAAAGAAGTGTGTACTTATTCTTTAGGGATGCGTAACTAGGAACAACTTGCTTCAATGGTCCTTTCTTAGACTTCTTAATGGACAAGTACCCTCTAGGTGGTTCAATTCCATTGGTTGCATTTGACACAACGGAACTGCTCTCCGATGGCATTTGTGAGGACAATGTTGAGTGCCTGAGACCGTGTTCCAAAATAGATTGTCTAAGAGATTCCCAATCACAATTATACCCTATGTTTGAAATTTCGTCTACATCTTTCTTATATGTATCTATAGGTAGAATACCATCAGAATACTTAGTTCTATCAAAGGCATCACACTTCCCTTTCTCTTGTGCCAATTGATTCGATGACTTCAATAAGAAATACTGGAAAGATTCAGTCAAACTATGTACGGCATCCCATGCCTCCTGTGAGTCGTAATTGAACCCTAGCTTTGCCAAATAATGTGCTAAACCAATGAACCCTATTCCAAGCGATCTACGTGCCTTTGTAGACTTCTCTGCAGCAAGTACAGGATACTTCTGGTAATCAATTAGTTCTTCTAATCCACGTACAGAGAGATCACATAAATCCTCCAACTCTTTATCAGATTGTATCTTACCTATATTGATAGCAGATAGTATACACAATGCTATCTCACCTTCTGGATCATCAATATGATGTAAAGGTTTAGTAGGTAGAGTGATCTCCTGACAGAGATTACTCATACTTACCTTGTCTTTGAATGATGAATGCTCATTACAGTGGTCAATATTCATGATGTAAATACGACCAGTCTCTGCTCTCTCCTTGAGGAGTGAAAGAATTAGTTCTTGGGCAGCGATAGTCTTTCTCGGAATATCCTCCTGCCGTTCGTATCTTTCGTAGAGTCCGTCGAACTCGTCAGTACCAAAAGCGTCATAGAGACCAGGAACATCGTGAGGAGAGAACAAACTAACGTTCTCATTGGCAATGAATCTCTCATAAAATAGTTTAGAAATTTGTATACTATAGTCTAACTTTCTGACTCTGTTGTCTTCACTTCCTTTGTTGTTTTTGAGGACGAGGATGTCTTCGATCTCTTGGTGCCAGATGGGGAAGTGGACGGTAGCTGATCCTCCTCTAATACCATTTTGAGTACAGCATCTAACAGTGCTCTCGAATTTTTTAAGGAAGGGGACCACACCTGTGTGTTGAACTTCTCCGCCCCTGATTTTACTGTTGATGCCTCTGACTCTACCAGCGTTAATACCGATACCAGCCCTCTGTGCGACATATTTGCCAATAGCCATATCACTGCTAAAGATACTATCGAGGGTGTCATCAGCATCAACCAGAACACAAGATGCAAATTGACGAATGGGTGTTCTGACACCTGCCATGATTGGCGTTGGGATGTTGAGTTTGTGCTTTGAGATTGCGTCATAATACTGTCGAACATAGGTTAGTCTTGTTTCTTGAGGATACTCTGCAAAAATAGTTGCAGCAATCATCATGTACATAAATTGTGGTGTTTCATATACCCCACCACTACTTCTATCTTGTACCAGATACTTGTCTGCTACTTGACGGAGACCTGCATATGTAAAGAGATAATCTCTATCATGCATGATCTCTAAATTTAATTTTGTTATCTCTTCTTCAGTATACTTATCCAAGATTGCAGGGTCATACACACCCTTCTCAATACAGTCTTTTATATGATCATATAGATGAGGCATATCCTCAGTCACACCATATAAACTTTTTCTAATAGAGAATAGAAGTAACCTTGCCGCAACAAACTGATAGTTAGGGTTTTCCAGATCGATAAGATCACTAGCAGAACGAATAAGAATCTCTTGAATCTCTGCTGTTGTAATTCCATCATAGAATTGAATGCCAGATTGAATTTCTACCTGCGATGCTGACACACCTGCCAACCCATCACATGCCCTTTCGACCATGACATGCATTTTCTCTAAGTCAAGTGATTCAATAGAACCATTTCTTTTTTTAACTTTGAGTCCGTTGCTCATATTCGTTTCCAAGTTTGTAGTTTTAATTTTGCTTCTAACCCAGTGTATGTGTTAGATTGTAGCAGATTTTGTACGTCACGTCCAGCCAATATCATGTCATTGATATCTTTCTCAGATACCTCACTTGGCCAGATTACTACCTTGTCTCCTCTATCAATAGTTTTGGAGACTCTACCGATGTTTTCTCTGTTCCTAGGTTCATTATCAAAAACCCAAATATAACTGCCCCAACCAAACGTCCGAATATCAACATCGGAACCGCACATTGCAACACTGTTCTCCACGAACGTGGAATCAAACGGTCCTTCAACAATGTAGACTGGTTCTTCTTGGTTGATTCGATCAAGGCCATATACCTTTGGGGAGTCTTCAGATAACATCACAGTGAGATATTTAGGAGTTACATAAGTGTCCAAAGCACGTCCTTGGAACCCTATCAAATCCTTATTTTCGTCATACATTGGTATGACTATACGGGCATGATCATTTTTAGTACTTTCAAATGTTGGTTTGATAGTGTTACAAAAATGTTTAAATTTGTCAGCATAAAAGAACTCAATTGGATTGAGTTTTCTTTTCTTCAGATAGTCACTTGCCCTAGCATTTGTAGATGCTAAAGGCAAGTCTAACTTCTTCTTGAATACAGGTTTCTTAAAATCAAATTTAGGATCTTCTACAAACCTATGCTTACCAGTAAGACCTACCTTATACTTCTCAAGAGTGTACTGACCATGAAGAGTCGGGTCAATCTCTTTCAAAAAGATAGAGAAAGACCTCGACTCTCCACAGTTATGACACTTAAAAATAAAATCCCCCTTCTTTTGAAAGAGGTACCCCCGTGTTTTATTCTTGTTCCTTTTAGAATCCCCACAAAAAGGACATCTAAAATTGTATAAGTTATCCTTTGTCCGTTTGAACTTCTCTAGACGAGCAGACACCAACCCAATATATTTTGAATCAATGTAAAGCATTCCAAGAGTTTAGTTCCCTTGTATTATAGCATTAGGTGCTGGTTGAGTCAACGCTGGTCTTATAATTCTCTGTCCTACTGGGCTAACTACGAAAGATATGACACTGAGAGCACCAAAAATACTCCACATCTTCTTCTCAATGGTACGAAGTCT